AAGCAATCTCGCGTTAAAGCCAATAACCAAGAGGTATTTCTGCACAACGGCAGCGGCAGCAATACTAATGACTATGTACGCGTTGTCGCGGACGCGCAAGACCCGGTGCAGTACTGTACCACACATCCGTTGCAGAATAACGACACGGTGAACCATCCCAAGCACTATACCGCGCACCCTTCGGGAATCGAGTGCATCGACGTTACGCGCCATTTTAACTTCTGTCTCGGCAATGCCATCAAGTATATCTGGCGAGCTGACCATAAGGGCAACGACATCGAGGACCTGCGCAAGGCCATCCGCTATCTTGAATACGAGATTGAGAGACGCCAATGTGGTGCGAAACGATTATAACCGTTGCAAAATATGCGATGGTTACGATGATAGCCATCCCGGCTGTATTCGTTGCCGGGGCGATAATCTTATCTGTAATTTTAACTTTATTAGAGCGCGACTGCGAGAAGGAGAGAAAATGCAAAGAGGACGATTATACATTTTGGCTGTAGCGCTTATCTGCGCGATTGCCGCCTGCGCCACTCTCACCCCTGAGCAGAAGACGCTGTGGGCTTTAAACGTCTATCAGGCGCAGTACGATTTGTACTTGGACCAAGTGCTTGACCCTTCGCTGACGGAAGACAAGAAGGCGGCTATCAAGGCTGACCTTTCTCTCGTCACGCCCGAGATGATTAATCAGAACATATCCGAAAGCCAGCGCGATGCGCTGCGAGTCAAGAAGCAAATTCTTATTGAGCTAAAGCCGCTGGTATTGATGGTGGCAGAATATACCAAGACCGGAACGCTTCCTCCTGACGACGTTCAGCGGAAGCTAACCGAGCTGATAAACCGTCTTGTCGGCGCATTGGAGGATTGAATATGGGGAGCGAAGCGGTCATCATAAATGAAGCGCTGGTCCTGCTCTTGCAGGGTTATATGCTGCGGCTGAGAGCGGCTGGCGTATCAGCAGAAGAAATTGGCAAGCTGATGGATGAAGCATACAACAAAGCGAAGGCAACCAGACCGGAGCTATTGCCAGATGTCTGAAATGAAGATTAAGACAGCAAAAATTGAAGACCTTAATCCCGCCCCGTACAATCCGAGGGTACATCCAGAGAAGGCTATCAGTCGCTTAAAGGCGTCGATAGAGCGCTTTGGATATACCAACCCGGTGCTGGTCCAGAAGGGAACCAATACCATTATCGCCGGTCACGCCAGAGTCGAAGCCGCGAAGCAGGCGGGGCTTGATGAAGTGCCGGTCATCTATCTTGACTTCGATGACGTGACCGCGAAGGCGTATAACATAGCAGACAATCGTCTTGCCGAGCTTACCGAGTGGGACTTCCCGAAGCTGAAAGACCTGATTACCGAGATTGATACCGGGGCGTTTGACATTGAGCTGACCGGATTCAGCGAGGCAGAGTTAAAAGGCATCATCGACTATGACCCATATCCTGCAAGCGATAAGGACGATGCGGTGCCAGAGGTGGCCGAGGGCGAGCCAATCACCAAGACTGGCGACCTGTACCAGCTCGGCAGGCACCGGCTGCTGTGTGGAGATTCTACTAAGCGCGAGGACGTTGAGCGGCTGATGGACGGGGAAAAGGCGGACTGTGTTTTCACAAGTCCTCCATATGCGGTTGGGGTGGATTATGGTGATACATATAAAGATACCTTTGATAATCTTCGCAACATGCTTCCAGTGATGAGTTTGACTTATAAAGAATTGGTGAATGATGGTGGGTTTGTTGTAATTAATTTCGGCGATATAGCGTCTGCGAAAGCAATAAATCAAACAGAAGAGCCATGTGAATACCCAATGGCAGTTGAGTATTTCAAACCATTTAGGAGTGATGGCTGGCTTTTGTGGTCTCGGAGAATATGGTGCAAACCAAATCCTCGTGTACATTCGCTGCATTGCATAGGTTCTAATAGGGCAGCAACAGATTTTGAGCATATATGGACTTGGAAGAAACTGGGTGATGCAATAGTAAAGCGAGTTGACAATCTTTCTTGTTATGGGTGGATTGACACCACGAAAGAAACTGGCGTGGAAGTGGGGAAAGACATTCATGGTGCTGGCATGGCTGTTTCAATAGCTGAAAAAATGATTGAGATACATTCGCGCAAAGGAAACATTGTGTTTGAACCATTTGCGGGAACAGGGACAACAATTATTGCATGTGAAAAGAAAAATAGAAATTGCTATGCAATTGAAATATCACCCCATTACTGCGACGTCATAGTCAAGCGATGGGAAGATTACACCGGCCAGAAGGCGATGAAGATTGAATAATGGACGAAGATAATCAAGATTTAACAGGCGATAACAAGCCAGAACGTGACGAGCGGGGTAGGCTGCTTCCTGGCAATACCGCCAATCCTGCGGGCAGGCCGAAGGGCAGCATCAGCATCACCTCGGCAATCAAGCGGAAGCTGGAGGAATGTCCCGAGGGCAATAAAAAGACTTACCTTGAGTTGCTGGTTGAACGGGTAATGAAGAAGGCAATCATTGACCAGGACGTGCCGATGCTTCGGACGCTGTGGCAGTACGTGGACGGCATGCCCACCCAGAAGACCGAGCTTACCGGGGCGGATGGTGGCGGCCTGTCGGTGTCGCTCAACCTGATACCAGCAAAGACGCTCGACCAAGATACAAGCAGAGAATGACACAGCTCGACATCAACTGGCAGTACACCAAGTGCTTTCACCGGCTCATGGAATCAAAGGAGCCGGTTATTGTTTTGGTGGGCGGGAAGCGGTCTGGCAAAAGCTATTCAGCCCTGCAGTATGAAATCATCCAATTCTTAACCGGCGTCAATCAGAAAATCCTGCTGACGCGCAAGACCGGCCCAAGTTTACGGGTGACGGCATACAAGGTATTCCAGGACTTACTCAAGCAGATCGGCCTTTACAAGTACGTTAAGCACAACAAGTCATCAATGGAATTTGAGTTTCAGAGCAATTACGTCTTGTGCTCATCCATTGACGATGAGGAAAAGGTAAGGTCAACCGAGTGGTCTAACATCTTCATGGAGGAAGCAAACAACTTCGTCTATGACGATTACCAGACCTTGCGCCTGCAGCTTTCGGCGCCGCGGCAGCCTGGGGCGATCAACCGGCTCATCCTCGCCATCAACCCGACCGAGGTAAACGGCTTTGTCAACAAGCGGCTTATCATCCAGCAGGGCGTGCCGGTCATTCACTCGACCTACCTTGACAACCCGTTTCTGGACAAGGAATATGTCGCCGAATTAGAGAAGCTCAAGCACCAGGATGAAACCTACTGGAAGATATACGGGCTTGGCTTATGGGCTGAGGCGGGTGAGATTATTTATTCGCCGTTTACGACGCTGGAACAGTATCCATTGGCTGATGAGCGAATCTTTGGTCTTGACTTCGGTTTTAATAATCCTACTGCTCTGGTTGAAGTACAGATAAAGGATAAGGAGAACATCTATCTGGTTGAGCGGCTCTATGAGTCCGGGCTTACCAACGCCGACCTGATAGCGCGGCTTAAGCAGATGGATATCACCCCGTCCGATATTATCTATTGCGATTCAGCGGAGCCCGACAGGATAGAGGAGCTGCGCCGCGCAGGATTCTATGCGCTCGAATCTTACAAGGGTAAGAATTCGGTTAAGGACGGCATCGACTTTATTAAGCGCCTTAAGATTCACACACTACCAACTAACGTCAATCTGAACGAAGAACGCGCTGGCTACAGGTGGAAGAAGGATAAGGATAATCGCGTGCATGATGAGCCTATTAAATTTGAGGACCACCTGATGGATGCTATGCGGTACGCGATATATACACACCTTGCGCATCGTGTAGCGCCAGCAATCTACGTTATATAAGGGCGAATTATGGACATTCTGACGCGATTGACCAATGCCTATAATGCCCTTTTCTCGAAAGATACCGCGACGAAAGCGACTGCGTGGGAGCGTACGTTCCTGCGCGGGCTTGATATACAGACGGCAGAGGGAAAGGTAAATAACCCCTACTCTGAGTATGGCTGGGTGTATGTGGCTGTACGCGAGATAGCGGTTGCCATTTCTCAGATACCACTTAAGATTTTACGCGGCGAAAGCGCAGAAGAAAAGGGCGACATTACAGCGCTGTTTAACAATCCCAACCCGCAGCTCTCAGGCTATCAGCTAAAGGAAGCGATAGCGACGATGCTTGCGCTTGATGGTAATGCGTTTGTCGTTCCGTGGAACGAGCAGCGCGGTGGATTCCCGGACCAGCTTTGGGTGTTCTCGCGCTCTCAGATGCGGGCGAAGCTGGACAATAATAATCAGGTCATCGGGTGGGAGCTTCAGACGCGAGACAAGAGAACGTTTGAAGCTGACGAGATAGTACACCTAAAGCTCTACAATCCATATGACGCGATATACGGGATGTCGCCAGTAACGGCTGCGCGTCTCGCGATGGATACCGATTACGCCGCGCAGAATTATAACAAGTCAATGCTCTCGAATAGCGCGACACCGTCTGGCATTTTAACCATCGACGCGCCATTGAACGAGCCGCAGGTGACGGCGCTGCGCAAACAATGGGAAGCGCGGCATCAGGGCGCTGGCAAGGCTGGCAAGCTCGCGATATTAGAGAAGGGCATGGCATATATGCCTGTCTCGTTCTCGCAGAAGGATATGGAATTCTTGGAGGCGAGACGATACAACCGCGAGGAAGTGCTGGCAATATGGCAGATTCCAAAGTCTATCGTCGGCATCACGGATGACCTTAATTACGCGACGCTGATGGGGCAGAAACGTATCTTCTGGCAAGATACCATAATGCCCTATCTCGGGCTGATACAGGATGGTTTTAATGCGCGGTTCTTCGCTCGCTACGCGCCAGACTATCATATTGAATTCGATATCTCGAATGTACCAGAGCTGCACGAGGACTATTCGGCGCGTGTCGATAACGCTGTTAAGCTGGCGCAGATTGGCTTCCCGATAAACGATATCAACGAGAAGCTCGACCTCGGACTGAAGAACGTGCCGTGGGGTGATATGCACTTCGTACCGGCGACGATGATTCCGGTGGAGATGGCTGGTGAGGTGTCGCTCGCGCCGCCCCCACAACAGAACCAAGACCCGAAGCCGCCGAAAGACGAGAAGCCACCAAAGGACGAAGACGAAGAAGAAGACGACAAGAAGCGCTTTGCGGTTAAAATTACTCAGCGTGATGAGATGCGCTTAAAGGGCTGGATTACCTTTCTGCGTGTGCAGTCTCCGTTAGAACGAAGGTTCAAGAGTAAGCTCCAGCGCTATTTCTTCGAGCAGCGAAATATCGTGCTTGCATTGCTAACCAAGAACGCAAAGCAGGTCGGCGACTATAGGACGTTTTTGTGGGACAGAGAAGACGAGCGACTGATAGAGATAGCAGAGCCGATATACCGTGAGGCGACGGTCGCCGGTTCCAACCTGATAGCAGAGATGATAAGCGAGCCGTCGTTCAGTCTTACCAACCCGCTTGTAGATAAGAACGTTCTTAACCGCTGCCATAAGATTACCGGCATTAATAAGACCGTACGCCAGCGCATAGCTCGCCAGCTTGACGAAGGATTAAAGGTTGGCGAATCGTTACCGCAGCTTGCTGATAGAGTGTCACACGAGTACCTGATGGCGAGACATCGCGCGAATGCGATTGCGCGTACCGAGACTGCTGGCGCGGTGAACGATGGCGAGTATCTCTTAATGGATAACGCCGGTGTGGAGAAGCACGAGTGGCTTTCCGCCCGCGACGGAGAAGTGCGTGAGTCTCATATCGAAGAAGATGGAAACATCACGCGGCTGTACGACCCGTTCCCGGTGACGGGGCTGTTCTATCCGCACGACCCGATAGGGCCACCAGAAGAAGTGATTAATTGCAGGTGTACTACGCTGCCTGTTTTGTAAGGAGTAACGGCGATGGATTTAATCAGAAAATGTTTATCCGTGGTCACGAAGGCTGGAGACGAAGGGAAGCGCATTATCAGCTTCGTCGGCTCGACGCCTGACAGGGACCGCGATAACGAAGTGGTAAACCTTTCAGCATGGGATATCAAGCGATACAAGGACAACCCTGTATTCTTGTGGGGGCATAACCATAGCAGCCCTCCCATCGGAAAGGCGATTAACGTCAAGAAGGATAAGGATAACGGGAGATTGATGTTCGATGTCGAATTCCCCACAGGGGATGTGTACCCGTTCGCTGATACGATTTATAAGCTGTATAAGCACGGATATCTTAACGCGGTGTCGGTTGGCTTTCTTCCGATGGAGTGGAAGGATGGCAATCCCGAGAAAAACGAACCGCGCAGAGTCTATACGAAGGCTGAGCTGCTCGAATTGTCCGGCGTTACGGTCCCGTCAAACTACAACGCGCTTGTCTCGGCGAGAAACGCCGGGGCGATAAACGACGGCGAGTTTGTCAAGATGAAGGCATACATGGAGACCGGTGAATCAGACGTGGTGCGTATCGTCGAAGGCGAAGCGCAGGAAGCTGCGCCAGAGCAGACGAGCGGCGAGGCGTCGATTGTAACGGTAAAGAGC